CATCAAAAAGAGTTTCGTTGCTACATGATTAAGTCAGGAACAATTCTTGAAGGTGAGCAATCTCCTCTAAGTATTGAATCAGATAGAAACATCTTATCTAAGCAAGATGTTATGTCTGTTGACTACCATAGTGCTTATCACGTTATGGGAACTAAGTGGACTGCTGCTACTGATAACCCAACTAACGCATTGTTGGCTAACGACAACAACTGGGGTTTAACATACGATGCGGATTTAATTCCTATAGTCGAACTTATTGTTAACTCACCACTTGATACAGGTACTAATCCTTAGTACTATTAAGTTGCAAGGCAATGAAGAAACCTCATCAATTATTGGTGGGGTTTTTTCTTTACGCTACAATAAAACTAAAATTACTTTCTTATCGTGGCAGCCACTATAAATGCAACTATAAAAGATGCTAATGCTAATAGCTATGTCACATTGACAGAAGCTAATACTTACTTTGAAACCGTCCCTGATTCGAGTACTTGGACTAACAAAACAGATGACCAAAAAAATAGAGCATTAATATCTGCTACTAGATGGATTGATAGTTTTGTTTATTACGGAGATAGATGTGATGATGGGCAGGCATTGAAGTTTCCAAGAAATAATTACCAAGTTGATGGTGTTGAATTAGCGTGTTCTACTATTCCAAATAATATTAAATATGCACAGTATGAACTTGCTAGAGCTTTAGCAAATGATACAGAAGCTATGACAGGAAATACAGGAACAGCAGGTAATTTTGAAGAAGTAAAACTAGGTGATATACAAGTTAAATATAATACCGATAGTCAGGGTACTGGTTCTGTTAATAATATTCTTGATGTCTACCCTTGGTTACAAAGTTATTTAGGTGCATATATACTTGGTGGAGCTGGTAGTTTTCAGATGAGGGTAGTTAGAGGATAATGGCAGGACAACTTGATTCACTATTAAAAAGCGTTGCGAAAGATATAGTTGCAACTTTAGGAGGTTCTCTTGATACAACTATTACTTATGTAAAGAAAGGAGTTTCAAGTTATAACGTGGAAACGGGAGAGCAAGTTACTGTAGATACAACTTATTCTGATATAAAAGTACCGATTGAGTTTATTAAGTCTGAAGATGATGAAGGTAAAGAGATCAGACAAGCAAAGCTATATATTACTCCCGATTTAATTGGTGATAATCAAGTGGACTTTGATGACGAGATCCAACTGACATATGCGGGAGAAACTAGAACTGCACAGATTTACGATATAGACACTAGAAGAGGCGGACAGGTTTATCTATTTACAATATTGGTGCGTTTCTGATGGCAAAAGATTTTTTAAAAAGTGACCCTATTGGCGATGTTAAGGCTCAATTAAATCGTGATTTTAACACTGTAATAAATAAAGCTCATAAGAGTTTAGGAACTAAAACTCATAGTCCCGTTTACACAGGATTTTTTGCGTCAAGTTGGAAAGTTGCAAATACTCCTCCTAAAGCAAAAGATGATATAAAAGACTTTCAACCGTGGTCTAATATTAAATTAGCTTTTGATAAAGGTGGAGATAGTTGGAAGAAAGCAGGTGAAAGACCATCAAATCCAAAAATTCAACCTAGATTTAAAATTAAAAGAACATTTGATGTTAAAAAAAGTGTTTTTATTGGAAATACAGTTAAATATGCTTCTTATGCTTTAGAAGGAGGAAAAATTCAAAATTTTATTCAAGGTCGTTTGGGACAAATTATTAAGCAAAATATGAAAGAAAAGAAAGGTAAACTATTTTTATTTGGCAAAGAGACATCAGGTTTTGGTAGTTCACTTCCTGGTATTGGTTACACAGACGTACTTTAATTATGACTTTAGTAAAAACAAGAGCAGCATTTGAAAAAGCAGTTACAGACGCAGTTTCGGACGTAGATCCAACTGTCTCTATGGTCTATGACAATGTTACTTTTACAACTTCGGGTAAGACAAAGAAATATGTAATGATGATGATAAACTACACATCTTCTACATTACAAAATCAAGGAGCAAGTTCAGATTTTTATGCAGGTGTAATTCAATGCAATATTTACGTCCCAAAAAGTAAAGGAACAAGTCAATTAGCTGAAATAGCTGAGGCTGTAATTGATGGTTTAACTTCTGTAAATGCTTCGGGATATACAGATACTTTTAGTGTAAAGCCAAGAGTACAGGATATAAATGGTCCTACAATGCTTGAAATTGAAGATAGAAGTCATTTTGTTGGTGTAATATCTTGCCAATTCTCAGCTAATGCCTAGTATAATAAAGTAGCAATACTTATTTTATGACTAGAGCAATCGAACTTTTGAAGAATAGTTTTGGTGTGAGCCAGCTATATCAACATGATGTAATTAAAGACGATAAACTTATTTTTAGTGTCTATTGGCATCCACTTACTATTGCTGAGAGAGAATCAATAACACAAAAATCAAATGAAAACGATGTAAATGATTTTGCATTATCTTTGATGATTACAAAAGCATTAGATAAAGATGGTAATAGACTTTTTCAAGATGGTGACAAAGCATCTCTTAGAAGAGAAGTTGAAGCAAACATTTTACAGGAAATACAATTAGCAATGATAGAAGCTGGTCAAACTAGGGAGGTAAAAGAGGCTAAAGCCGATTTAAAAAGCAAATAATGATTGGAGATTTATATTTTCATTAGCAAAAGAATTAGGAAAAACTGTTGCTGAGTTATCAGAAACTTTAACTGTAGAAGAAATGATAGGTTGGGTTGCTTATGCTGAGATAGAACATGAAGAAATGAAAAAACAACAAGAACAAGCACAAAGAGCTAGTGCTTTAAAAGGAAAAAAAAGGTAATATAGAGAAAATGTTTTAGTTTTTGTAGCAAGTGGCTAATTATGATGTTTCAATAAGATTAGCTGTTGCAGGTGCAAAAGAATTAGATCGTGTCAATAAAAGAACAGATCAGTTAAGGAAATCAATAAATGAAATAAATAGAAAAGCACAAGCTGGTACAGCAGGTACTCCTGTTGTAAGAAATTTTAAAAATCTATCACAAGCAGTTACGGATGCTAATGATGCGTTAAATGAAGCAGCCGTTGGAACAAAAGAATTTAATCAGGCGGTAAAAAATCTTGTTCAAGTTGAAAATAAATATGAAAGGCAGTTAAAACAAAGAGAAAGAAGATTAAAAATACAAAGATTAGCTGCAAAAGAAGGTATTTCATTTAGTAAAGCTAAAAAGTTACTTATTGAGCAAGAGAGAATAGCTGAAGAAAAATTAGCTACTGCGAAAGAAAAAACTGCGAAAGCAGAAGCTAGAAGAAAATTTATGTCAGGACTAGGCTCTACCGTATCTAGTGCAGCTATCGGTGGAGCGTTTCCGTTATTGTTTGGACAAACGGGTGCAGCAGCAGTTGGTGGTGGTATTGGTGGTGCTATCGGTGGAGCTATAGGAGGTCAGTTTGGATTTGCTTTATCTATTGTTGGTACAGCGATTGGATCTCTTATACAACAACAAGATGAATTAGATAAGTCTTTAAGAAAAATTAGCAGATCGTTTGAAAATGCAGGCGTTTCTTCTGGTTTTACAAGAGAATCTTTTAATCAACTGAAATCAACATTGAGAATGACTAAAGATGAAGTGCTTGCTGTTGCTACAGAATTTGCAAGGTTTGGAGAGGCAGGAGAATCTGCTGCATTTATTTTTGGTGATAATCCTAATACTTTTAAAAATCTAGCTGCTATACGAGATACAAATACATTAATGACAGCAATATTAGATACTCAAAATGGATTAAGTATTAAACAGCAAATTCAATTATTGAGAGAAGCAAAAGTAACAAGTTTTAAAGATATGCAATTAAAACTAAACCGAATGATATTAGAAGAAAATTACAAAAAAGCGTTAGCAGATGCAGAACAAATTACTAGAGCAGAGAAAATTAATGATGGTCTTAAGGAAGCACTAAAATTAATGGTATTGATGAAGGGCTTTATTGATTTAGAAAAAATCTTTCCCGATTTCTTTAAAACATCTACTGAAAAAGCAGAAGAACGTATTGCTGATATTAAAAAGTTTTATGATGAATTGTTTACAGATTTACCAGAACTTCAAGACTTGTTAACAGAGTTAGATACTCAAGTTCAAGCAATGAGTTATAGTATTCCATCTGCTATAGATTCTGTATCCGCAGAATTAAGAAAATTAATGAGTGTAGGTTATATGGTTACAACTGTTGCAAGTACAGTAGGAGATGCTTTCGGGGAATCATTTAAAGGAATAGTAAAAGGATCAATGACAGCACAAGAAGCGTTAAGAAATTTATTTATGCGTACAGCAGATGCGTTTTTGGATATGGCTGCACAGTTAATTGCCAAACAAATACAAATGAAAATATTAGGAATAGGACTAAACTTTTTTGGTGGTGGAACTGGAGGTGGAGAAACTGATGTTTTTGCAGGTTTTAATCGAGGAGCAACCGATCCAAGTACCCTTACGATGGATAGTTTTGCTAATGGTGGTAGACCTCCTATTGGCAGACCTTCATTAGTAGGAGAAAGAGGTCCAGAACTTTTTGTTCCTAATAGTGCAGGCACTATAATTCCAAACCATGAATTAGGTGGTTCAACAAATATTGTAGTGAACGTAGATGCTTCTGGTTCTTCTG